ATGCTTCAGCAGCACCTTTACCGCCTCGAGCGCCTGCTTCTAAATTTGCCTTGATTGCTTTTTCTCTACCTTCTTCATCAAGTGTTAGTAAGTAACCTTGCCATGCTTCATTGGCAGCATCTTGTTTCATTTTTGCAGCAAGAGCTTCTTTTGATTCACCTGTTAGCTTTGATAAGCCATCTAAGTTTTCTAGATAATTTGCGCCGGCTTTAGCTAGCTGCTCAGTATTTTGTAATTCTTTTCTACTTCTACCACCTGATATTGCAATATAATCTATCATGCCTTGATTAACTTCTTGCGATGTATAACCCAATGCACGTAGATCACTACCCAAAGAACTTTTGTTTAATGTACTACTGATTGCAATAAATGCTTTAGCACCATCATTAACACTGCCGCCCATTTTAGCAAATGTTCCTGCATTCTCCTTCATTACTTGACCAAATTGCCCTAATGTCATATAGGTACTAGCAGCAGCGGTTCTCATATCAGTTAAGCTACCTCCGAAGTTAACTCCGGCTTTGGCCATTTTCTGATACGCTTCTAAATTCTCTTCCTGAAACTTAGCTAGGCGACCAAATATATTAACAACACCACTTAATGGTCCAGCAAATTTTTCTAGCGTGGCAAACACTGTACTAGCTTTGTCTGTACCTGCCATTAGTTGACTTATTAACGGCGATAATGCTGTATCAAGTTTTTTAAATCCTTCTACCGCGACGCCTGTTCCAACACCTAATGTATAAAATATTCCTTCAGTTTTTTTACCTGTCTCGGCTACTTTATTAAGATTAGCGTTTGCAGCGGCCACTGCCGCAGGATCAAGTCCTGCTTGTTTTGCCATTTTGGCAATGTCATCGTGATTTTGTTTATTTGCTGCAATAGTAGATTGCAGCAGCATCCGTAAGGTTGCTTCAGTAGCTGCATTATTCAGTTCTACTTGTTCTTCGCCAATTCTACCGGTTACATCTACCATTGTTTTTTAGTGGTTATCTATGCACATAAATACATTTAATATTCATATTGTTTATTTATCGGAGACAAAGACCATGGCGACTACGCATACAAACCAACATAATCCACTAGTTTCATTTATGAGACAACCAAAAATCTATATTAGATTACCTAGCGGTGGAGAATATTGGCCCAGTAATAGTTTAGTTATTTCAGAAAATGGAGAGTATCCAGTATATTCTATGACCGCTAAAGATGAACTAATGTTAAAAATTCCAGATGCGGTTATGAGCGGTCAGGCAGTAGTTGATGTTATTCAACATTGTATGCCCAACATTAAAAATGCATGGATGGTGCCTAGTATTGATCTCGATGTTATTCTTATTGCTATTAGATTAGCCACATACGGAGAGCAAATGACTACTCCTATAACGATAGGCGAAGATACCATTGACTACGTTGTTGATTTACGTATAGTGATGGACAATTTACAACAACAGATTACATGGGATCCAGTAGTAGCTATCAATGATGACTTAACTGTATTTGTTCGTCCAATGAATTATAAACAAATCAGTGAAGGCGCAGTAAAAACATTTGAAACACAAAAGATTTTACAGTTAGTTAACAACGACAACATGGCCGAAGATGATAAGCTAGCTGCTTTTAAAGATAGTTTTAATAAACTAACAGATATAACTATCGGTATGGTCCAAAGTTCAATCTATAGGGTAGATAGTTCACAAGGCAGTACCGATAATCCCCAATTTATTAAAGAATTTGTTGATAATGTAGATAAAGATTTATTCAATGCTGTGCAAACACATGTCGAAGCGTTGAAAGAACACAATACTATTCGACCATTGATAGTTGAAGTTACAGAAGAAATGAAACAACAGGGTATCACTGGCGATACTGTTACTGTACCTTTAGTATTTGATCCAGCAACTTTTTTCGTATAAGGCTTTTGAATCTTAGCTTAGAGGGAATTAATGCTTTAAGCTCAGAATACGAACGAGATTCAAAAGCCTTAAAAGAAGAATTATTTAGATTTTGTTGGTATATGAGAGGAAGTCTCTCGTTCACTGAAGCGTACTTATTAACCTATGAAGATAGGGTTATTATATCAAAAATAATTGAAGAAAATCTTGAGACGACTAAAACGTCTCAGATGCCGTTCTTTTAAATCATCATTCCTAGAAACTTGCTGTGGAATCCTTCAGCAATTGCATCTTCCTCATCTTCTTCACGTATACCTGCGTCATCCGCAGCTTTAATTGCTAGCTTGTCAGCTGCGGTTTGTTGGAATCCAGATTTAGCCCTTGCAGCATCCGCGGCTGCTTTGATTGCAGCATCTTTTTGTGATTTATCAGCATTTGCTTGAGCAGTGGCGGCCATTTGTTGTTGTGCCTGCTGTTGGTCTGCTTGACCTGCTGCTTGTTTAGCTTCTCGGTCTTTCTTTAATTGATCTAAATCAAGTGCTTGACCTTGTGGTGCTGCAGGTTCAGTTGCCGGAGGTGTTGCTCCGGGTGCAGGCGGAGGAATCATTTGACCAGTCTTATTGTCATACTTTCCACCTGCTGCTTTGTGAGCCGCACGCTCTGCATCGGTATATTGAGGAGCTTCTGGTGGAGTTGCTCCATCTGCTGCCGGAGGAGTGTTAATACTCTTATCTAATTCACCCGCTAATTGCTTCTTACTGTCACTATCCAATGCATCGATAGCTTTCATAATACTACCAATATCGCCACCGGCTGATGCTGCTGCTGGCGCTGCTGCACTTCCACTAGCTGGTGCTCCCCCAGTTGGTAATCCTGCATTTCTTTTAATTCCATCTAATTCATCAGGTGCTGCTGGAGCTGCTGATCCACCTGCTGGTGCTGCACCTCCACTTGTTGGCGCCGCTGCTGGAGCTGCTGATCCACCTGCTGGAGCTGTTCCTGCCGGTGTTGGAGGATTTGCATCCCATGCACCTTTTGCATCCTTGTATCCTTGCTTGGCATCATTCCATGCACCTTTTAGTCCACGGCCAGCAGCTCCTACAGCTCCTGCAACATTGCCTGCTGCTCTTCCTAAGAATGATCCCACACCTTCATTTAAAGATTGATTATGATATGAATTGATCAACTTTGCAGCAAAATTTTCATTTAATGATTTTGCTCGATCTAATCCTAAATCTTGAACTGCTACGCCGTAGCCAAGATTTAAAAGTTGTTGTTGAGTTTTGATACCTCTTGGTAGTCTACTAGCAACACTTTCATGATATGGTGTTTTTGTTTTAGTTGCTACGAGTTGAGTAATCTTCATATAATTTCCTATTATTTCTTTAAATGCGCTAGTACTTGTTGTTGATCTTTAGGATCTAATGCTAGTATTTGTGCAAGAATATCTTTTATATTTACCGCCGCAGGCTCAGTATCTGCTGTCTTATTTAACGTTGGTTCAATTTTACCTTTAGGTGCTTCGATGCCCATGTCTGTGTAGGCTTTTGACACTACTGATGGATCAACTCCTGTGCCCTGTATTACCTGTGCTACTGCTTCGCTGTCCGTTGGGCTACCAGCCTTTTTCCATGCTGAGTTTAATTTGTCCGCTGTAACTTTAGTAGTTAAATTTTTTCCAAAAGTTGCAGCTTTATCCTTGATAGAATCCCAAATGCCCTCATTGAATTGACGATTCTTAAGTTGTACTAATGTGAACAATGTGGCAATTTGATTTTCTGAGAGGCTGACAGATTCCATTTTACCTGCATCTTTTAAGGCTCCCATCATTTGAGTTAAAATCTTTTCTCGAGCACTGTCGGCTCCGGGGATTCCCGCTTGTACCATTTGATCCCAATAGTTCATAGCAAAATCTTTTGCAGAGCTGTAATCAGTAACTGAACCATTTGCAACAGCGTCAAGTCCTGCTTTAGTTCCCGCATCTGTGGCCTGTGACAATGCTCCCGAGAAAGTTCCAGAAGCTGCGTCAGCAGCGGGCGGAGTAGGAGCACCTGTAGGAGCAGGTTGTCCCCTCATTGCTTGGCCAATTTGACCAGCAGCATAAGCAGTAGCACCTGTGGCTAGACCTTTACCAACTGCTGTACTAAACTTCTCACCTTGCAATAGTTTGTCTACCATCTTAAATAGACCTAATGCTGCTGCACCACCTGCGCCAACACCACTAATACCAGCAGCAGCAATCAATGCTGAATAAATTAAACTCTGTGCAATCGGATGTGCTTTGGCAAAATCACGATATTTTTGCACATACTTCATAACTCCTTCGTCTCCGCCAGTTGCTTGTTTTAATTTTTCAGCAGCTTGGTCATACATTGCATCAACACCTTTAACAGGACCAGAATTCTGTACTTGGGCAACAAGATCATCATAGGCTTTTTTAACAGCACCCATGGCATCTTTGCCCTTGCCCAGCATTGTTCTATTGCCGCCACTAGCAGTAGCACCTTGTTCCACACTAGTAAATAATTGTTGTATTTGATCAGGAGTTAAAGCTGCTTCTTTAATTAATCTGCCAGCATTTTCCCATAACTTGACCGAGTTTGCTTCAGTCAAAGTTAGTCCTTCATATAATCTATTATTTTCTATTTGTCTTAATCTAGCAGATAATTGATGCATGTCCATACGGATATCCTAGTTGTATTAGTTATTTATAAATGAACTGCGTTCATTTGCTCTTTCGCTCACGCTCAGAGCATTTTTATTATCTTCGTAGAAGATATTTAATATTATCCAGATTCCTCGGTCACACTTCGCCCGCTCAAGGGCGAAAAAAGACATTATCCGAGTTCGAATAGTCACTTAGTGTTAGAGCAGTTACAGTGGCGGTTGTCCGGTACCACGAGCTCCGTCTTCATACAACGGCAATTTACATATACACACTAACATATATGTAAATCCAGGGTTTTTCTCCCTTCTTTTTGCCTATTCATTCATCTTCAAACAACTAAATCGCAGGTCTTAGTAGCGATCCACATCCGTTCGGGTAGTAGTTGAGTACTCTTATCAGCAAGAGATTTCCCTCCCTGTGATCCAAAATCCAGGTTTCCGGGCGCATGAAATTAGCCTGCGCGAGCTTTTTACTGATTAACTGAGCCTAAAATTTTTTAATTATATGGGAGCCATGGACACGGACGGAGATTTGTCCGTTGTAGTATTCGTTTGATTCTAATACTTTGCGGTCGAATTGTTCACGGGCCTCAATGTAAGATGTTTCTGATTTGCTTTTACAATAATGTAATATTTCTCGGGTGAAGTTTTCTTTACCAATTTTAAGTATGTCTGTGTTTAATTCTAGACTTGAGCCATAATATGTTTGCCAGTCAGATTCGATCTTACCACGAATCCGCTTTTTCTTCTTGGTGCCGTTCTTCAACTTTACAGTTTTGTAGGTCGTTTTACTAAACTTTGCTAATTTTTTGCCAATATATTTGCGCCCCGTGACTGTACAGGTTATCAAATAGACAAAACCTATACAGTCTTCGGGTAATTCGTTTACAACTTGTCCTTGATAAGTCCAAGTCATTGATTATTTTGCTGCCTTGGCTTCCTTGCGGGCATTCTTTTCAGCAGTGATTTCATTGCGGCGAGCTTTTACAGCTTTAGCTAATTCTGCTAATGCTTTACGAGCACGGGTTCCAGCAGCAGCATTACCTGCTTCGAATTTTGCGTCCTCTGCTAGGAATGCTTCCATTTGATCTTTAATTTGTTGTGTTGATGACATTTATCTTCCTTTAGGTGGTCTTCCACGTTTCTTTGGGATTGCTTTGATTCTTGCTTTTTCAGCTTTTTTCTCAGCCTTTACATTTATTAAATTCTCTCTGTAAACTTTTATTCCCTGCTTTTTCATTTGTTTTGCTATATTTTCAATTTGACGGATATGTCTTCTGGTACTTTCTCCAGAATCTCTCCCCAAACTTCGAATAAACACCAGATGTGTATTGTGCAACTGAACTACTTCTGACATTAGTTGCGAGTACATATCCTTATACTTAATTAGTTCATCAGTCGACATAGTCTACATCGTTTGAATATGAAGTAAATCCGTTTTCTTTAACCACACGTAGCACATTATTCACTCTACCTATTAATTCATCTTTATGCGAGATTAAGTATATATTCTTTTTACGCTCTCTGGCCATTTTTTTCAGGACTGCTAGAGCACTTTCTACCCCCGCAGCGTCCATTCCAGCATCTACTAACTCGTCAATAAACAATAGATTAATGCTTTGATACAGACCTTCCCAAACATCACGGAACGCAAAACTCATACTTAATATTAATCGATTACGCTCACCTCTGCTAAGATTATCAAAATCTAAATCTTGCCCTAGCTGGGTAATCTCAACAGTTAGGTCATTTTGGAAAATAACAACGTGAGGTAATCCAAGTTTATCAATATAATAGCTTAATCGCTTGTTCAAATAGCTTAAATTTTGATCAATGATCTTTTTACGAATAAAACTATCTTTGTTGGTCAGCAATTTATGTAAAAATTCTTGATGATCTTTAAGTTTAGTCAGCGCATTAATGATTTCCCAGTTAATTTCTTGAATAGCAGTTTTCTTTAGTTCTTCAATTTGCTCTTCGTAGGGGTTTAACTCATCAATTCTATTTGTTAAGCTCTTTTCAAGACTATCTAGATTGTTCTTATGTCCCAATGCTTCTGCTTCTGTATCGTAAAAAGTATGTGGACGACGCGGCGCATCACCATCACCTATTTCGTCTACAATCTTTAGTAAGTCTTGCGATACTTTATCAAAATATTTTGTTGCTTCGTTTAGATGTTGTTGTGCAACCGTAGTCATTTCTTCATGTTTGTGATCATGAAGTTCTTGTTCGCAGGCATGACACGTTTTATTTGCTAGGCTTTTTAACTCTTGTTCATACTTCTTAACAGTTTTTTCAGCCTGACCCAATGCAGATTGTAGTGTCGCTGATTGTTTATTAAGATTTGTTATCTTGGTATTATGTTCGTTCCATAGTTTAAGTTCTGCATGTGCTGCTAGTTCTGCTTCAATGTCAACTGTTTCTAATCGCATCATAGCACGACCTATGTTTTCTATATCAGCAGTTTTTTTATTTTCCCATGCACTACTTTTGATACCTAAACTATCGATACTTTTTTGTACGTTTTCATTGGCACCTTTAATACCTTCTATCTTATATTGTTCAGCAGTGATCAATTCTTTACTTTCTTTTATCAAAAGTTTGAGTGCTTCGGCTTTTTCTGACAATAATGTAATACCGAGAAGCTGTTCTATAATCTCGCGTTGTTCCGCAGCCTTCATAGATAAGAAAGGTTCAGTATATGTGTTAAGGGCAACTAGATGCTTAAACATAGTATGTGACATTTCGAGCATCTGTTCGATTGCTTTTTGTGTCTCTCTACTATCTCCTTGACTATCATCTTCGGATTCATCAGTTTTTAATTGATTATCATTGACAAATAGTTTTAATACATTGGGTTTACGACCTCGCTCGATGCGATATTTTGTATTATTCTTTTCAAATTCAACAGTAACTAACATAGCTTTGCCGTTAGTTTTGTTAATTAAGTTCTCTTTCTTAATGTTAGTTAAGGCTTGCCCATATAAAGCATATGATAGTGCATTAACAATGGTAGTTTTACCAGAACCATTGCGCGAACCTGTGTCATCACCGCCTAGGTCAAGGTTAGATCCTAGTACTAATGTCAAAGACTGTTTATCGAAATCAACAGCCTGTGTCTGATTTCCTACACTAAGGAAGTTTTTTACAGTTATATTTTTAAGATGGAACATTAAAGATTATTATAAATTTCTAGTAAGGTGTTTTTGTCAAATTGATCACTATCTATGTTTATTAGTTGCTCTGTAACAATTTGGTCAACGCTTTCAAACTGTGCATCGGGGTTATCGTCGATTGTGCCGTCCATGTTAGTTTTATCTTGGATTAAACTAATCTCACGGATATCATAATCGCGGATAAATGTTTCTTTGATAAAGTTTGCTTCTTCGTAACTAATATCGATGTCTAGATTTACTTTGATGTGCATCTTTGACTTCATAATTGTTGCAGCATTATCAATTAAATCGCTGAGTTTAACTGATCTATACTTAGGGCAGTCAGACCAATCAATAAAGTTAGGTTCTCCGCCCCACTCTAAAGTCATCATACCACGCTTGTCATCCCATGTATCTGAGAAGTTATGTGGAAATGCATTGCCGATATAGA